GCTCTCGCTATCGACGGACCAATCTTTGTCGCTCGCGATTGGGATCGCCTCTGACGATCCATCGCTGAAGTCGATCTCAAAAATCAGCATCCATCAACTCCTTCAAGTGCTTCGGCAGTCTCGGCGAGAACGCCACATCCCCGCGCCGGGTGACGTAAGCGATATAGACGCCGAGTTTTATCTGCGTTTTCGTTCTAACTCTGTTTATCCGCGATGCAGTTTTTCGCCCCTTTGTAACTCTATGACTGTCTGACTTGCTGTCCAGATAGACTACATCCTGCGTGCCGTTATGAACGCAGATTAAGTCTATTGGCGATGAGGCGCGGAACACCGGCACATAGACCGTGAAGTGTCTCTGCATCATGTAAAGCGCCAGAGTCGATTCACTGATTGCGCCCCGTTGATGCCTATCGTCACCCCACGATGCGCTTGGCATATCTTGCCGCTCTCTCTGGCGTTTGCCCCGCGTACTTGCTGTCCAGTAGCTCTTCCGATGCCTTTTCAAATTGACCGTCCTTCATTGCGGCCAGCATACGTTTAAACTTCAACAAGTTTGGCAAGCCCATCTGGAACGCAAGTTCCACCAGCACTTCTTTGCGCTGATTGTCCAGTGACGCCGCCCATGGCAGGGCTTTGCCAAGCTCGTCAATGCACCGCCGCACATCGTTCATTAGAAGATACTCAGCTTCCTCAAGAGACAGGCCAATGCCGACGCCTTCTTCGATGCAGCGCCCAATGCCCACGGTTACATAGCCAAGGTGGTCTTTGTATGCGTGTGACCGAAAGCCCTCTTCTCTGCGAAGAGACGCGATGATGTTCTCTAGGCGATCCACGATCATTTGTTGACGCCTTTGTATTTTTCAAACGTGCGAAGCGACCCAAGCCCAAGAAGCCCGCCAAGCACTGTCAACAGGCTGGTCATATCAAATTCGGGCAGCGCCGGGATCGTCCAGCCCCAAGTCACAACACAGAAAAGAAGCAACGGCTGAATGACGAAGTGATACGCAAAGGCAACGCCGCATACCCAGCCGATGAATGGCCGCCATGAAGATTTGAAGAAGCTGTCTGAGCCAGCCTCGACCTTGTTTACCTCGATCTGAGCCAGCGCAACTTCATGCGCTTGCTTCTCTGCCATCGTGGCGATCTCATGCGCCAGCTTGTTTTTGGCGTCCTTATCTTCGATGAACTTATCGAGCAACCCGGCAACCGGGCCGATCAATGCTTGGATCATGTGGCTTTCCTTACGTCTGAAACGGGCGGATGCACGCCGTTGTGAATCTTGTGCAGCCGTTCCGTTTCTTTCTTCAGATAGTCTATGTCGGCCAGCGCGGAGGCAAGCTGCATGTGGTCGCGCCGCAAGACTTCGGGGGACGACATTGACGATAGTACGTGAAGCCGTTGGTCATGCTTCTCAGACTTTGTATCGAGCAAGTCAATCCGCCTGTCGATGTCGCGGATTCGAGACTCAACGTCTTTAAGCTGATACAGGATGGACTTGATCTGCATCTTGCCGACCGCAGATGCGCCAGCCACGCTCACAAGAATGCCCGCCAGGGTAACAATGAGGCGGATGTCGATTGCGCCGTCCATCATGTTTCGCTGTCTGGCGCGTGGGCCAGTTTAAACATCACGCAGGCTTCGTCGGCCAGACCGGGCTGGCGGGATCAGTGGTGTTGGCAGGCAAGTCCCGAAGCGCGGTGCGGTACGCTTGCCAAGTGGCAGGCACTGCCTCGCCAGCTTCCTGCGCTTTCACGACAACCCAATCAGTCTCAGCCAGCAGCCGATCACGCTCTGCTCTTAGAGCAGCCCATTCCTCGCTGTCGTAGCGAGCGGCGAGCCACCTGTGTGTGCGTAGATCGACAGCATCAATGTCTACTTCTTCGTAGACTGTGGCTGCGTCCGGGTAAGTCTTTGGCGTCAGCACAGCGCCGTCATCGTCATACGTGGCTGGCGTTGCCTTAGCTTCCATCAGCTTGACAATAGTGGCCGATGAATTGAGGGAGTGAATGACCGCACCCTCGGCGGTTACGATGCGATTATTCATTTTCTAGTTCTCCAAAGAATGCCACAGCGAAGTAGCGATTCGCCAGCGTTTGGGTTGCGTCGTAGGTATAGACGCGCGCACCATACCGCACCCCCGACGTTACATTGTTGTATGCGCCTACAAATGCCGTACCAAATGACCCATTGTCTTGGCTCGGCACACCGACTGTCGGGATTCCTACAAATTTCGTAGACTTGAACGGTGTACTAAAATCTATGTCGTATCTTCCGGTGGCAGTGGCAGCAACCGACTCCACATTCAAAGATGCCAAGATTGTTGCTGAACTATCGCACACAGCCCAAGCCTTCGCCTTGCTAAGGTCTACGCCTGCAGGAAGCTGGTTAGCCAGTGACCGGAGCATCTCGTTGACTTGCCGTTGGTCAGTTGCCGGAGTGGATGCGAACAGGTTGGCGTCGTTGATTTCCGCTACCGCATCGCCCCATAACAAACCGTGTTCAAACGTGGTGCCGCCAGCCGCGATGGTGCGCTCAGTTTCGATAGCAAGCCCGTCAAAAATGTCTTGAGTGTCGGACTGCGTGACGATGTACTTGCCGGTCAGCGGGTCGATCCGGGCGTCGAGAACAGCATCGCTCGCGCCCTGCAACAGGCACTTGGCGTTGGCGGCGAACATGCCCTTTTCGGCTTCGTAGATTTTTCGCACCTGATCGGCGCTTAACGCAGACCCGGCGACACGGCATAGCGCGAGTGTCGTTGCGTCCGCGTCCTCTCCGCCATCCGCGTTTTGCCCAATCCAGAACCTTGCCGCCGCTTGCGTAACATTTTTTGCTGAGCCAACAGTGTTCGTTGCTGCCAATACACCGTCAATATACAAATGCGTATCAACACCATCGCGGACGCCCACGGCAAGATGCCATGCCCCATCATCCCAAGAACCGGCTGATGAAGCCTCTGCAGACCCGGTTCCATCACGATTTCGGAAAAAGACAGTACCGCTACCACCGAATTGGATTTGAAAAGACCCTGAGTTTGCCGCCGCGCCCGTTTCCCGGTACTGGAAAAAGATTCCGCCGTCATCGGCGGAACACTTAAACCAAACCATCCCGGAAAAGTCTCCGGTTCCGAAGTCCATGCTCGTACCGGGGTCCATAGACAGGTAATTGACGCCAGCACTAAACCCGCTGTACCCCATCAACTCCGCGCCAGTCTCTACCGCTGCCTCGGTGACGGTGCCATTTTCGGTCAGCGTGTTTGCGTTGTCGCTACGGTCAACGGTCTTGGAGTTGGCAAGCGCAACTAGCTTCGCCTGCGACGGAATCATACCCGTGTTATAGGTTCCGGTGATTTGTGCATTTGGCTGACGGTCTGCCGACCCAGATAGATCGGCGCCGGTTGTCGGTTCAAGGCCGACGATCAAGCCCGCAGCGGCCGCGCCGACGATCCAACCGCGAGCAATGTCGAGCGCCGTGTCGGCACCGTTCGCGGATGCCGCGCCGGTCTGAAAAGCATCGTTGTATGACCAATCAGCGGCTGTGATCGCGTCAATAGGCGAAGCTGACCTGAACAAACGATCCGTCGAATTTTCCACAACGTTGTAAAAAAAGCCGTTGCTGATGAAGCACGGCGCACCGCTGGTAACAGTGTTTGATCGGTCGTAGACGTTGCCGTCATGCTTGATGATCGAATGGATATCCGCGCCTGCGCCATATCCAACACCGAAGCATGGCATAGGCCCTGCGGTGCGCGGGTCACGCGGCGGTTGCTGCGCCAGCCCAGCGCAAACAAACTGGACGTTGTTGTTGGTAAGTGCTGGCGTCGTGCTGGCCGTCAGCGAACGCGGCCAACCATCGGTGCGTTCTGCCCACGACCCACCATGCGGGTCAACAATGTGAAAGCCTTGGTCGCTAGTCCCGACGATCACATAGCCCATGCTCGCGGCGATGCTTGTCGGCGTTGCGCCGGTCAAGGTGACAGTCGCAAGTGGCGTTGCGCTCGCAAGCGTACCAGTCGTCAAGTCCCAAATGTTGACTTCGGCGTCAGAGCCACTGGTTTCTACCGTGGCAAGCATCAGGCTTGACCAAACTGATCCGTTCTCAAACTTACCGGCCCACGCTTTCCCATCGACTGAAGAGCCGACAAGACAGGTGTCAATGAAGTTCGCGTTGCTCTCGACGATGCCGGAAGTCGCTGCGGTGACTAATTCGCTGAGCGTCGTGATGCCCCCGGCAAGGGACTGGGCGAGGTCTGCTAGATCACGATTGATTGTCATGGTTAAGCTCCTGGCTTGGTCGGCCAGACCACATCGGCTGGACTTGCAAAATTTTGCGGAACATCGCGCAGCGCCTGCCGATAATTTGTTTCGTCCGCAGACATCGCGCGATCTGAGACTGCCCACCAGTCTGTCGCCGCAAGCAGACCGTCGCGCTCGCTGCGGACGTCCGCCCAAGTCAGAGCAGGAGGTACATAGTCAGCAATAGCTAGACCCTGCGACACGATCTCATCGTAGTGACGGTTGCCAACAGCAACTGGAATAGAAAGCTGACTACCGTTTTCTGTTGCGGAAACTACAGTGTGCCCTGCGTTTGCGTATTTAATGCTTTCTAGCATTGTTCATAATTCCTGCTGTTAAAGCTCTGCGTCAAATCCTATATACCCATTAGAAGAACCATCAGTTCTCATTGTTACGCCCTGCCCCGCTGTGCCGCCTGAAAGAGTTACAGCTATTTGATGCTTATATGGATTAGCAGAATAGTCACTTGTGACATTTGTGCTGTTTGCAACTACAGCATTACTTTGAATCTTAAAGTCAGCTACATTGCTTACCTGTAGGGTGGGAGTACTGCTTCGCATTGCAACAGGGTAATCAATGTGAATTTTTGCTTGGGTCGTCGAGTCCATTTCCCCTGCACCAATAGGAACCGCATTTGTTGAAAACTCCTGTATCCGCCAGTAATACCGCTGACACTTCTCAAGCGTCACACTGTAAGGCTCATGCTCAAAGTCCGTCGCGACGGAGCCGACTTCGAGTGAGACACCCGTGATGTAGAAATTGTTTGCCGTGTTATCAAAAAGATTCTGCTGGTTTGCAGTTGAGTACACGCCAGAACCGCCTGCCCAAGAGTCGGCTGCTTGGTGATAATTAGTCCCAACCAAAAGTGGGATACGAAGTTCAAGCCCCGCGCCCGTATCATTGTTAATCGCGGTTGTGACATACCCAGGAAATGTTGTCGATATCAGCTCCCAGGTATCTGCGGACGCAATCGTTACCTCACGGAGGTAAGTCACACTTAAGTCCTCACCATAAAGCCCAAGAACATGAGTTCCTGATTTGGGTGAGCGCATCCAGAGGGACAGTGTAACCGTCTTAGCTGTAGCCTTCCCGTACTGTAAATGCTGGAGGTTCTGCGCCTCAATTCTGTTTTGCAGCACAACTAAATCGTCAGCACCCACACTGGCCTGCGATGTGGTGCAGTCAACCTTCATCGAAGATGCAAAGCCCGCCGTGGACGGCACCTCGGTATCCTGTGTTATGGTGAATGCAGATGTTGGTGAGCCTACGTCCCGTAAAGTCCACCTATCCAGGGTGTAGGTTGTATCCCCTGGGTTGACAAAGGAAGTGCCCCGCTGCGCCACCGTCATCGCGCCGTTGATTATTAAGTTCTTCGCGGTCGTCGGGTTCGAGCCGAAGCGCCAGACCTCAGTCCCGCCGACCGCAACGCCAACCGTGTCGGCGGCGGGGAAAAAGATTCCGGTGTTGGTATCGCCGGTGTTAGCGAGCGCTGGCGCGCTGCTCGATCCATCGGCCAGGGTCAGAGAAGTGATGTCTGTATTCGCGCCCAGAAGCGCGTACTTCGCATCGCTCGCAGACTTGCTGTAATAGTCACCCGGTGCAGCCGCACCG